TACTACAGAGAATACAGGTATTGGACTTGTGTTTATGTCTGATACTTATGGTTGGAGAATACTAGTTGATGCTTATGGTGTAGATCCAACGGAGCTGTAACATGGCTGATATATATAATCCTAATCAAGATATCCATATTGACAAAGCTACAAGTAAAATTGTAGTAAAGAAACAACAGGATACTTCGCATATTTTAAATGATAATAAAATATCTAGGAATCATATAGATTCACAAAAAGGAGAGTTCCAACGTATAGCTCAAATACCTTTAATAGCATTACAAATAAAAACTAAAGAAATTTTTGGTCATTCTAATTACTATAGCTTACATAGATCTGAACAACAATCTATGATCAAAGGTATGGTTAACAGCAATGAGTTTGAAAACTTTAGAACAGGAAGTAAAAGGTTATAATGGCTTTAAATAATTACGCAAATTTAAAAACAGCTATTGCTAATTTCTTAGCACGAGATGATTTAACTACAGAGATAGATGACTTTATAGATCTTACTGAAGCTGACTTTAATCGTAGATTAAGAATAAGAGCTATGGAAGTTGTTGATACTTCATTTACTATAGACTCAGCAACTGAAACATTACCTGCTGGATTCTTACAGATAAGAAGTTTTATTATAACAAGTTCTACTCCTGACAGAGTATTATCTTTAATGACTCCTTTTCATCAAGCTGATACACAAGATTTTTCTAACTCAGGAATACCTAGAGCTTTTTCTATTGAAGGTACTAACTTTAGATTTAGTCCTGCACCTGATTCTACTTATACTGCTAGATTAGTTTTCTATAAAGCTTTTGAAAGTATTAGTAGTACAACTGCTACCAATACTATTCTTGATAAGTTTCCTGATATATATTTATATGGTGCGTTATATTATGCATCTACATTTATTCGTGGAATGGATCAAGCAACTGTTGTACAATTTAAAGGACAGTATGAAGCTGCAATTAAACAAGCTGAAGATGCTGATGATCTAGATAAATATAATGGATCTCCTTTAATACAAAGATCAGGTATTAATATTAACCATTTAGATAACGTAAAATAATGCAATTACCTTTTGGAGAATGGCTACCAGACTTACCAGATCATGTTAATCCTGGTGCTACACAAGCACGA